CCGGAGTGTCATGCATTAACTTAATCAATTCTTCTTTCAGTTCTGGCTGCATCAGTATGTCCAGATTACTTGTTGAGGCTTTGTCGGATCACAGTCGCAGTGGATGAATCCCTTGTCAACTCCAATCCTGTTGATACCGGCTTTGAGCAGAGCATTGATGATGACAAAGCGAGCTGCTCCATCATTGCAATGAATGTCTGCTGCCCACCCTTGGCAGTGACTGCTATCAGCAACTCCTCCTACTTTCTTATTGTGCGCCTCAGTCCTATAGCCACTATTGATGCGGAAAGGAATTCCAGCAATGCTTCTGGCATTATCCAGCCTCTGAAGGAACTCAGGCTTCATCTTAGCCCCAGACCCTGGAGCATCAGGTGAATCAAATTCAGAACGTGTAAAGTATTTCAGTTGCATTCTGTAAAGATAGCTATGCTCTCTTAAATTTCTTAGCTGCGCTCTTGACTGACTTTTTGCCGACACAGCCCCAAGCCTGCCTACTTAGGTCATTGGCGGATGGAGGATTCTTGCAAGGTTTGATCCCGCTGCTTCTCGCACAGTAATTGACCCCCTTGGCTGTTCCAGGCGCAATGGAGTAACCCTTCGCACCGAACTTGACTGTCTTGCCACCAACCTTGGCCTTAAACTTCTTCTCTGCCATTATCTTCCTTGTCCAATGTATTTCTTCTGGTTGCCATCCTTTGGTCTTTTGGCTTTTCGGTGCTTGCCTTCCCTCCGCTTACCAAAGGTAACCTTGGCAACTGATGCGCCTTTTGATTTTTTACTTTTATCTGCCATTTTTGGAAAACCTTAATGCAAGTTAATGACTGACTTTAAGTTATTTGATAGGTTTGGCAACATCTATCAAAGTCATGACCATAATGACAGAGCAACCTGGTATGAGGCAGGCAGCGCACTTGAAGACCAATTCATTGAGAAGCATGGCAAAGAGTTAGGCTACATTAGGAATCCAGAGAAAGATACCAATGTCATGGCAGTGGATATGGTTGACATTTACAAGCGAAAAAAAGCTGACCTAAAGACCTTAAACACCCCTCTTTTTATTGCAGAAAAAAAATATAGGCTAGACCCTCGCTGGACAGTCACTTTCACAACAAAGGATCATGCCCGGTACAACAATATCCACAAGAACATTGACATTGTCTTCTGGGTAGATTGGAAGGCAGTGCAAATGGTAGGTGCTTTTTATTCAGTCAAGATTGAACCTCTCTATGGTGTGTTTGTGATTACACTTGAAGACCTGACATTGCTCTGCGAGTCTTCAATCCTGCACAATAATCCTAGCCGTGTTGATGTGGCTAAGAACTCAAAGGCCACCTATCTGATTGACCTTCGGATGCCTCAATTCACGAGGTTACTTTAATTAACCTGTGACAAATTGGAACAGGTTGGCAACAGATTGTAGTCAACTTAGCGCATTCCTGCCTTGCCTCGCTCTTGAGCAGCCTCATACTGCTCCTTGCTCACAGGCCAAAGCTGATGCCGGCAATTGTAGCCACCTCTGTAGATAAAGATAGTGCTGCTATTAGTGCCAGCCATGCGCCCTTGCCAGCCTTTTAGATTAGCCCAGGCCTTGACTTCATCGGTAGTGAAGTAGCGACCTGTTCTTGCCTGGCAGAAGCTCCTTGTGTCCTCAATGATTGTTCCGGCATAGAGATAATAATCTACTCCTAGGTCTTCAGAAATGGTTTGGATGTATTCGGCATTGAAAGTCATCACAGCATCATGGGTTGTCTGCTTGATGTACCTGTTGAGAAATGGTGCTTGCTCCGGTGTGCCTTCAATGAACTTGCGCAGAGTTTTATTAAGGTCACTCCTTGACCCTATGCCACTGATGTTGTCCTTCAGCACCTCCTGAATGTCTGTGCCAAAGTTATTTCTGATTCCTGCGCCTAGCAATGCTTCCTTGGTAGTGGCTATGTTAGTCTCTAGGATAGCCTTATAAAGCTCAGTCTTAGGCTTGAAATCATCCAGAATAAGGCCAATATAGTCATTGCTCAATTCACTCAGCATTTCAAAGCCTTTCAGCACCTCTGCTACCTGAGTCTGGTAAAGGCTATTGTTGACAATGGTGTCAGCAATGTCCTTCTTTAACTTAATCATCTCACGTAGAGTCTTTGCCCTGTCCTTTGCATCAAGGCTGAGATTTCCGGCTAGGTCAATGACCTGGTTTGATAGCTTTTCAAATACTTTAGGAAGCGCATTATCCATGCGCTTCTCAATGGCAAGCTGAAGCTCTTGAATCTTCTTGATTAACTCAAGCTGCTTGTCAGTCATTGCTTATCCTTGAGGCATTAGTGGCACAAGTCCAGCCTGAATTTGCGATAGCTTTTCTGCTGCTAAGGCATAAACTTCTGCCCTCTGAATTGCGAATGGCTTATCATACCAGCTTGCGTCATCTTCTACCTTCTGCATCACAAATGCCGCAAGATTTGCGGACAATATATAGTCAAGCTGAGTGCATCCATTGCTGGACAGAAGAACAGTCTTCTCATCGGTTGTCTTAAATGGCAAAGGATCAAGCTGAGAAAGGAGCTTTAGATAAGTCTTCTGGATGCTGTTTTCGCCATAGAGCTTCTCTACATAGTCTTGCTCAATCCCGGCAGTGATTAGTGGATTAAACTTACCAGCCATTGCCTTAGTAAGCTGCTCAGCAACCATGTCAGCAGTCATTACATCATAGTCAGTAGGCACAGTAATCTGAGGCAAAGCAGCCTGCACCTTGTCACTATTTATTAAGGATGATGCAAAAAGTGCATTGTACCTCTGGTACATGATATGGAAGCATACCTTTCGGTATATTGTAGCTAAATGGACAGTAACTGAGAAGCAGAAGGTGTTAAGCTCCTTCCTGTCATATTCCTTTGCAATGCCTGATTGCGCAGCAGGAATCTGCCCAAGCAATTCCAGGCCAATTGCCTTGAAGCCTTGAAACTCCTTCTGCATAATGTCCTCCTGGAACAACTTGACAGTGTCTGTAGGCCTCTCAATGTAGCCAGCCGGAGGCACAGGAGGCACAAGCGGAGTCGGATTCACTGCGCTTACCCTGTCAATGTTAATCTCCATCAGGCCGAATGGACTTGCAGAAGCCCTGCCTGATCCTGAGCAGTCATTGCAACTTACTCTCTCATCCTTGCGATTAGTGCGCTGGCCTGTGCCATTGCAGGTCTTACAAGGAGACATCTTCAATGCCCACTTCTGCGGAAGTGCGTGCATTGCCCATAGGATGTTTAAGTCATCAGTCCTAAACAGCACTTCATTCCATGCCGGTAGGCAAGGAGCAAGCACCGAATCATAAACTAGTTGACCATCCTCCTCTTCATAGATGATATTGCCAACCTTGACCACAGGCAGATAGCTGAACTGATAAGGCAGCATAAACACCTGGAATGGCTGGTCATAGGTGTAGCTATTGATTTGCCTGAATAGAATCAGGCCTTCAAGAGTAAAGGCTAAGAACTGATCCCACTTCTTGCGGTTGATATCAACATACTCTTCAACCTTGATGATTGCATAATCATCGCCCTCCCAGATGAGGTCTTCTGACTCAATTATCTGAGGATAAGGCCTTGACCAATCAAGCTGAGTGACTGTCTGAGGCGATTTGACAAAGTCCTCATAGTTCGGAAGCACAGCGACAATGGCATTGGCATCCATCAGGTAGGTCTTCAGGAACACATTGAAAAGCCAGCTTTCAAGGTTGCCAGACTTAGGCAGCTCCTCGCTCACATAGTGCTTCAGTGTGTTATCTGTAAGGCCAATGCGCTCAGCTATGCCTGTCATCTTGAAGTCACTTTCAAATGTAATCTTGAAGTCATCAGCCTGCTGAATCTTTTGAAGGAAAGTGTAAACTCTACCTGTGGCTGTGGTAGTAGGAGCTTGCCACCTCTTTTTTCGGTACTCCTTCATCCAAGGTTCTTCACTCGGATGTTGTGTGTGAAGGAGTCTTTCGGGGTATTCATTTTCAAAATGATACTCCAATTCTTCGGCTTTTTCACGAGCGCATTCAATGTACTCATGCCTGCCTTCCCGAACTTTTCGATCGAGTAGCTTTGATAGTAATACCCCGATTAACTCTTCCATTTAATTTAGCAAGATGTGACTGTCAAAGTAATTTCTTGTTGACCAAATACACAACCATAGGCATTAGTAACGGTCACCATAAAATTATATGTACCAGCTGAAGTTGGGAAATAGTTTAAGATTCCTGTTGAAGACTCTATAACTACTACAACATCACTTATTGGGTCGCTACCTGGAAGCTGCTCAACTGACCAAACTTGAGCAGGTGCGCCACTTACTGCTCCAATGTTTAGAACAGCAGACATATTAACTGTAACTGTTACTGCTTCAACGCAATCAGACCAAGTAAATCCTGTTTGATCTCCGCTGGCACTTATAATGTAGTAAAGACCTTCCAAGAAAGTATCAGTGTCAAACTCATAAGGCAGAGGGTTAACCTTGCTCACCCAATTGACAGTCACTTCAGCAGTCTGGTAGGTGTTAAGGTCAGCACCGATTACAGGGTCACCA